TCAACGTAACCTTGCCAACGTCACGCTATAACGCACTGTTGATTAATTGGGATGCGCAGGAGCCGTTTGACGGCATGTCGCCTCACTTTGGTAGTTCTCAATACACCTCAGGAGGTGCTGCGGCTGCGGCCAGAGCTAACCTGATCTCGAATGATGGCTGGACAATCACGGACGGAGGCACGGCATGATAATTACCAAAACTGAAGGTCATTACATCATCAACTCTGCCGCAATTTCGCTGGATGGTAATGTCGTTTCGTTCCGAGATGACGCAGTTGTGCAGGAGTTCGGCACCAAGGATGAGATGCTGGCTGCCCATGAAGAACAGTTTCCAGACCAATATGTCGAAAAGAACACCTTCACAGCGGCAGAGCTTGCGGGGTTAACGTCATGAGCGAAACAAAGTTCCACCTGAAGTTCACCGATGAAGCCGAAATGCTTACCATCCTAACAAAGTTTCACCTGAAATTTGCCGACGAAGCCGAAATGCTTTCCGTCATGACAGCGTTCAGGGTGCCGATCCCCGCAGTCTATGATGATCTGGGCAACGAGGTTGAACCTGCCTCCTTTGGCGAGTTGATCGCGGTCAATCACGACTATGAAATGCTCGTGAACATTTCGATCCGCAGCGAAACAGGCGTCACCCTGACAGATGAAAGCGGCAACGAGTATCCAGAGACGGTTCCTGTTGCTGGCTATCACGTCAACTTCGCGCTGAAGAACGAAACCCGCAGGGCTGACCTTGAAGCTATCCCCTCTGAATACCTCACGTACCCAGCAACGCCTGCCGTTGTGTGGGCATGATACTCCGAGCAATCATACTCGCCCTTATGGCTTTTCCGGCTAACGCTGACACATGGCAGGGAGCCCTTGACTACCCAGAAGGTGGATGCCTTAGAGTACCACCTAAGACTGCCTGCCTCTCTGCTTGTGCATTTGCGTGGCTAAAAGGTTCACAACGCATCAACGATGGAATTCTTGGCTTTCACCTACCGTGGAACACAGAAACAGGAACCAGTGGAGTAGCAGAACGTGTAGCAGCCAGAGCATACCTTGCCAAGCACGGATCATTGCACTTGTGGCCCGACATTGCCCGAACAACAAAACGTCTTTTCCTTATCCTTGAGGGTGACAAGACATTCTTCGCTGATTGGCGAGCACTAGAAGAATACAAGATTACCTCTAGCCCAGCTTCTCTTGAGAAGTGCTAAAGAACAGAAGAGAAGAAAGAGGAATAGAAAATGGCATCTAAACTCACAACATTACTTTCCGTGGTGACCGGATATTTCTCCAACACCCAGCTAAACGCTAACTTCACGGCTATCGCTGATGAGTTCGATAAGGTTGTCTACCGTGATGGTACCTCACCTAACGCGATGAGTGCAGACCTTGACATCAACTCCAACGACATCCTTAACGCTTCCCGAACCTATACTGACCAACTCTATATAGCAGGAGTAAGAGCAACCTCAACTGCTGCCACTCCCTCATGGCAGGGAGCTTGGGTAACAGCAACAGCCTACGCTCTTGACGACGTGGTGTCAGACTCAGGTAACTCCTACATCTGTGTAGAAGCACATACCTCAGGCACCTTTGCTACCGACCTAGCTGCTGTCAAGTGGGAAATCCTAGCAGCAAAAGGAGCAACAGGAGCAGGCACCGGGGACATGCTTGGTTCCCTCAACCTTTCTGACTTAGCCTCAGCTTCCACTTCGAGGACTAACCTTGGAGTAGCTATCGGCACTGACGTCCTAGGAGCTCTCGCAGATGATACCTCACCCCAACTTGGAGCAGCCCTCGACACTAACTCTAAGGCCGTCTACTGGTCGAAGGGAGCCGATGTAGCCTCAGCCACAGAGCTCTTGGTGCTCACTGACGGTAACTCCTTCGATGTCACCGGAACCACCACCATCACTTCCATCGAGGAAACAGCAGATGCTTTCGGTATCGGTTCCATCATCCAACTACAGTTCGATGGTGCTCTCACCTTAACCCACCACGCCACTGACCTTATCCTCCCCGGTGCAGCCAACATCACAACAGCAGCAGGAGACGTAGCCCTACTCCAGAAGTACGCTTCAGGAGACTGGAGATGCTGCTCATACAGTAAAGCAGATGGTACCCCAGTAGTCTCCGAGTATGCAGACTTGCTGTATCACATCCAAGACCAAAAATCGACCGGGGGAAGTGCCCAATCCCTGAGTAGCTCTACGTGGAATGTTCGCCAACTGAACACAGAGTTGACTGCAGAGATACCCGGAGCTTCCCTAAGTTCACGTCAAATCACATTGCCTGTGGGAACCTACTGGTTTGACGGGTGGGCTAGTGCGGGAGAAAACCAAGAGCACCAAGCCGCAATCTACAACGTGACTGATTCTAGCTATGCGGTTAATGGGTCAAGCGAGTATTGCGATCCGACAGGCAACGTGCGCGGGCGGAGTTCGTTTAGTGGTAGGGTAACTATCGCCGGAACTAAAGTGTTTGAGCTGCGTCATTACGCTGACCGCAGCGCTAGTGCTGGTGTGGCCGTAGATACGGGGCAGGTTGAAATCTACGCAGATGTGAAGATTTGGAAGGTGGCCTGATGCTTCACGCTTCTACTTCAGCAGCGGTAACCTCGAGAGTGGTACCATCACAATGTACGGACTAAGGAACTCTGCCTAGTGTCTAGCACCCAACTGGAGGAGATCAGGAAAGCAGCAGAAGCTGACCTCCTCACCTTCATCAAACTTATAGCACCTCAACGAGTACTAGGTGCTGTCCACGAGGAACTCATCAGGTGGTGGACACGTCCAGAAGCAAAAGACCACCAGCTTGTCCTCCTCCCTCGGGACCACGGTAAGTCAGCTTATGTAGCCTACCGAGTTGTCTGGGAGCTCACAAAGGACCCCTCACTAAGAGTTCTCTATATGTCTGCCACCTCAGACCTAGCCCAGAAACAACTCGGCTTCATGAAGTCCATCTTCACTTCAGAGACCTACAGACGCTACTGGCCACAACACGTACAGCCTCGCCTTGGCATGCAGAACCGTAAGTGGTCAGCAACAGAAATAGAACTAGACCACCCTATCCGTAAAGAAGAACAGATCAGAGACCCTTCCATTAAGACTGCTGGTCTCACCACAGGTATCACCGGACTTCACTTCGACATTGCAGTACTGGACGATGTGGTGGTTTACGAGAACGCTTACACAGGAGAAGGACGCAAAAAAGTAGAAACACAGTACTCCCTCCTTGCTTCCATCGAAGGCACAGGCTCCAGAGAGTGGATCGTAGGCACAAGGTACCACCCAAAGGACCTCTACGGTATCCTTCAAGAGATGCAAGAACCTGTCTTCTCAGACGAAGGAGAGTACCAGTGTGATGAGTCCATCTACGAAATCTTTGAACGTCAAGTAGAATCAACAGGTGATGGCTTCGGTGAGTTCCTCTGGCCTAAGCAGAAACGTAAAGACGGTAAGTGGTTCGGTTTCGACGTAAAGGAACTAGCAAGGAAGAAAGCTAAGTACCTTGACCGTACCCAGTTCAGAGCACAGTACTACAACGATCCTTCTGATCCTGACTCTCGCCCAGTAGACTACGACAAGTTCCAGTACTACGAGCGTAGCCTCCTCAAGGAAGATAACGGACACTGGACGTACAATGGTAACAGACTAAACCTCATGGCGTCTATTGACTTCGCCTATAGCGTAAGGAAGAGAGCAGACTTTACAGCCATTGTGGTAGCAGGAGTGGACCATATGAACCGAGTGTACGTACTCGACATCAACCGATTCAAGACCTCTGACATCAGCGAGTACTTCAAGAATGTCCAAGCTTCTGTCTCCAAGTGGGGCTACCGTAAGCTTAGAGCAGAGGTCACAGCAGCCCAGAAGGCTATCGTCCAGTCCCTCAAGTATGACTACATCCTTCCCTACGGCTTGAACCTAGCAGTAGAAGAAGTGAAACCAACAAGACACCAAGGTTCAAAAGAAGAACGTATCGAAGCTATCTTAGTGCCACGCTACGACAATCTACAGGTATACCACTACAAAGGCGGCAACTGTCAAATCCTAGAGGAAGAGCTTGTAACAAACAACCCCCCTCACGATGACGTAAAGGATGCCTTGGCTACAGCAGTCGAAGGACTGATCAAACCACAGCAATCTTTCCGTAGGCACCGCCCGGATAACATCGTCTACAACACCCGCTTTGGAGGTAGAGTCTAAATGGCTGAGTCCTTAGACATTGAACATATGCTCTCCCCTGAGCACCTCGCCACAGAGATTTCCTCTAAGTGGTCCGAATGGAATACCCTCCGACAGCAGTGGGTAAACGAGCGTAGAGAGCTACGTAACTACCTCTATGCGACAGACACCTCAACAACGAGCAATGCTAAGCTTCCTTGGTCTAACTCCACAACCACCCCGAAGCTCACTCAGATCAAGGATAATCTCCACGCAAATCTCTTCTCTGCTCTCTTCCCTTCTCAGAACTACCTTCGTTGGCAGGGTACAACCTTTGACGATAACTCCAAGGCAAAGAAGCAGATCATCACCTCCTTCATGAAGGCTAAGCTCTCAGAGCAGTCATTCCCCAGTGTTGCCTCCCAGTTCCTTGATGATGTCATCGACTACGGCAATGCCTTTGGCTTCGTGAAGTACGAGAGAGACTACATCAAGAAGGAAGACGGAGACATCATCGAGAAGTTCGTAGGCCCAAGGGCTATCCGTATCTCCCCCTTCGACATCTGCTTCAACCCTACTGCAAGTTCCTTCGCTAAGTCCCCTAAGGTTGTTCGGTCCCTCCTAACCCTTGGTGACGTTAAGCGCCTCATCGAGAAAGAGAACCAAGAGGACCTTAATCCTGTCTTCGAGCGTATGCTCACTAACCGCCAAAGTGTCCTAGACTCCACCGATGTAACAAAGGGTGACGCCTACCGAGCAGATGGCTTCAGTGACATCAAGCACTACTACGGTTCAGGCTACGTGGAAATCCTCACCTTCTACGGTGACCTCTACGACACCTCCTCAGGCACCTTGATGACTGACCGTACCATCAGGATCATGGACAGAGCCTACCTCCTGAGCAACGAGGAGAATCCCTCATGGCTCGGCACAGCACCGTTCTTCCATGTTGGCTGGAGGGAACGCCCAGATAACCTATACGCCATGGGTCCACTAGACAACCTTGTAGGGATGCAGTACCGCATCGACCACCTAGAGAACCTCAAGGCTGACGTCTTTGATATGATCTCCTTACCTATGATGAAGATCAGAGGCTCAGTAGAAGACTTCGAGATTGCCCCCGGTGCCCGTATCTACGAAGGAGAAGAAGGTAGCGTAGAGTACCTCCGTCCTGACGGCACTGCACTAAATGCTGACTTCCAAATCTCTCAGCTAGAGAACAAGATGGAAGAGATGGCTGGTGCTCCTCGTCAAGCTATGGGTATCCGTACCCCCGGTGAGAAGACAGCCTTCGAGGTACAGTCCCTCGATAACGCTTCTGGTCGTATCTTCCAACACAAGTCTGCTCACATTGAGCGCACCTTCTTCGAGCCCATGTTCAACTACATGCTTGCTGAAGCTTCACGTAACATGAGCACCAAGGAGCAACTCCGAGTGGAGGAGGCTGGACGTACAGCTTTTGTTACCATCGAGAAAGCAGATGTAACAGGAGAAGGACGCCTCAAGTCTATCGGTGCCCGACACTTCGCAGAGAGAGCTCAACGAGTACAGAACCTCCAAGCTCTCCAACAGGTACGTCAGTCTGACCCCACAGTAGGGGCACACATCAGCGGCAAGAAGATTGCTGAGATCATGTCTGATGAACTAGGAGAACAAGACCTCTATGGAGAGAACATAACTATCCAAGAGCAAATGGAAACACAGCAAGCAAGTGTAGAAGCTCAAGTAGACTTCGAAGAACAGCAACAAGTAGCGACAGAACTAGGAATTTAATGCACTCAGCATGGACAAAGGGCACCTCCGGTCCCTCCAGAGCAACCCGTAAGAAGGAGGTCCTAGACTTCCGCAACGCATTTGACGAGTTAAGACCTTTGGTTGAAGCTCTTCAGAAGAAGCCTCAGGAGGCAGACTATGAGTCACCTTCTTGGGCTTACCACCAAGCCGACACCAACGGCTACAACAGAGCCCTAACCAAGGTGCTCGATCTGATTGACCTTAACGGTCGCAAACCAAAGGACTAACATGACAATTTTTTCTGATGATCCAAAACCAGTGGACACCCAGAACGCTAACCCCGCACAAGTAACCACTCTTGTCGATGAGTTAGTAGGCGAAGGTAAGAAGTTCAAGACTGTTGAAGACCTTGCAAAAGGTAAACAAGAGTCAGATACTTTCATCACTGAACTCCAAGCCAAGCTCACAAACGCTGAAGCAGAACTCCAAAAGCAGGACTACGCTTCTGAGCTACTCGCTACCCTACAGGACAAGACCGCTCAACTTGAGCCCAACCCTGTAGTGAACAGTCTTAACACTAACGACCAACCAGCCCTTAGTGCCGAAGACCTCAAGAGTCTTGTAGAAACTACTCTGTCTGAACGTGAACAGTCAGCTATCACCTCAAGTAACCTTAAGGCGGTAGAGGATGCAATGACCAAAGCCTATGGCACAGAAGCCTCAGTCAAGGTCAAGGAGAAGGCAACAGAATTGGGGATGTCCGTAGAAGACCTACAGACTATTGCCTCCAAATCTCCTTCTCTCTTCTTGCAGACAATGGGTCAACCCCCGCAACAAGCGGACCCCATGGTCTCAAGTACAGTCCACACAGACAACCTCAATCTGTCTTCCACCAAAAGGGACTCTACCTTCTACCGGAAACTCCGCAAGGAGAACCCTGATAGGTATCGTTCTGCTACTGTTCAAGCTCAAATGTTTGACGATAGGGTAGCACTGGGAGACTCATTCTACAATAGCTAAGGAGAAAAAGCTATGTCTGGTATGAATACTGGAAACAGTGGTCATCTTATCAGGGCTGAACTTTGGTCTAACGAACTGAAGGAAGTCCTTGAGGATGAACTACAGGCCACCAAGTATGTAAAAATGCTTGATGGTTTTGGAGATGGTACCACATTCACCATCCCCTCAATCGGCGCAGTTGAAGTCGATGACTACGCTGAAGACACGGCGGTACAGTACCGTCCACTCGATACTGGTGAGTTCCAATTCACTATCACTGAGTACCTGTCTTCTGCTACGTACATCACGAAGAAGAATAAGCAGGATGCGTTCTACATGAACCAACTTGTGTCTTCGTTTGTGCCTGCACAGAACCGTGCAATCATGGAACACTTCGAGAAAACTACTTTCGAAGCTCCTGAGTCCGGTATCAGTGCAAACTCTAACGAGGTAATCAACAGTAAGGCTCACCGCTTTGCTGGTGGTAACTCTGGTAAGATTGAAGTAGCTGACTTTGCTTACGCACGGTTGGCCTTGAAGACTGCCAATGTCCCAGACACTAATCTGGTGGCAATCGTTGACCCGTCAATCGAGTACGAGATGAATACCCTCGCTAACTTGACTAACGTGTCTAACAACCCTCGTTGGGAAGGTCTGGTATCTAGCGGTATCGCGACAGGTACTTCCTTCATCGCCAACATCTACGGCTTTGATGTGTACACTTCCAACCACCTGAAGACTGTAACTGACTCTGCTCTTCCTGAGCGTGACCAGTCTACAACCTTCGATGCTAGTGCTGTAACAGCGAAAGCTAACCACTTCTTCTCAGCCTCTAACGATGTGCTTCCTCTTGTAGGTGCATGGCGTCAGATGCCTGAAGTTGACTCTGAGTACAATAAAGACTTCCAGCGTGATGAGTATGTTACTACTGCTCGCTACGGTGTTAAGCTTTACCGCCCAGAGAACATGGTTACTATCGTTTGCAACACTGCTGTAGCTTAAGGAAAGGATAAGATATGTCTTGGACTAACTCTGACGGCCTTCTCGTTAAGTTCGGTACTGAAAAGGGTACACCTAATGTAACTGGCACACATGCCGTATCACCTGTACAATCGTTGGAGATTGCTGTGGACTGGGAAGACATCACGTCTGCCGCTTCACACATCGCCAATGTGAGTGTAACTGATGCGTTCATTCCTGCTGGTTCCTACATCAAAACAGCTACTCTGGTAGTCACAGAAGCTTGGACCTCCGCTGGTTCAGCTACTCTGGGTATCGGTTTGTGTCAGTCTGATGCTTCCACAGTTATTGATGCCGATGGTATTGATGCTGCGATTGCTAAGACTGCTCTGGCTGCTGATGATGGCATCCTCTGTGATGGTGCTCTTGTGGGTGGCGTAGCTACTGTCGGTTCTGCCGATGCGTATGTCTACTTCACTACTGGCACCGCTGCTTGGACTGCTGGGTCTGCCCGGATCGTTATCGAATACGTAACGGACGGTCTGTAAACCAACCTAGGGGGAGCTTAACGGTTCCCCCTAACCTACATCAAGAGGTGCTTTATGCCAACAGTTGAACACTCCGCTCTCACCACTGGGGAGCTTCATGAACCAAAGGGTGCAGACACTGCTACTTCTGGTGAGATTTATGTAGCCGATGGTCTGGGTTCAGGTTCTTGGGTAGGTCGGTCAGATACCTTCACTGTTCTGATACATGACATCTCTTCCTCCGGTGATACCTACATCCCTATACCATACGCAGGAACAGTGACAAAAGTTCAAACAGTCTTAGGTGGAGCCATTGCAGGTTCAGATGTAGTTTTTACAGTCTACAACTCAGCAGCAGCTTCTATGGGTACTTTAACAATAACTCAGTCAGGTTCAGCAGCAGGTGATGTAGACACTCTAGCCCCTAGTTCAAACAATACCCTAACAGCCTCTGACTGGATTAAGGTAAACTGTGACGGTGGAGCCACTTCCCACGTTGATACAGTACTCGTAATTTGTGTGGATGGTTCGTAATGAAATCTACTCTGCTCGAAATAGTACAATCAATCCTCTCTGATATGGACTCAGAAGAAGTGAACTCCATTGACGATACCTTAGAGGCACTCCAAGTTGCTTCTATCGTCAAGGACACATACAACGCTATGGTGGTGGCTAAGGAAATCCCTGAGCACCGTGGACTCTTGAAGCTCACAGCCCTAGGTGACTCTGACTACCCCACCCACTTCGAGTACCCAACAGATACCTCACAGTTCGAGAGCATCTGGTATAACGTGAGCACTTCAGGTTCTGTTGAGTACCGTGAGATAAAGTTCCTTGAGCCTCTGGATTTCCTTGAGGCCACAGACAACAACGACGACAACACCACTCAAGTCTTAGATAAGAACGGAGGGACCACCCTCTTCATCCGTAACGACCGGATGCCAAACTACTACACCTCCTTTGATGACCACTATATCGTCATGGACTCACACGACAACACCATCGACACCACTCTTCAGGCATCTAAGACAAGAGCTTACGGTATATCCTACCCTTCCTTCTCTATCGAGGATACCTTTACGCCTGACCTTGACGCCGAAATGTTTCCCCTCCTGTTGGCCGAGAGTAAGTCAGCTTGCTTCTCCCTCCTGAAGGTACAACCAGACCCGAAGGTAGAGCAGAGAGCTAGACGCCTAAGGAGTTACCTCCAGAACGATAGGTTCAAAACAAAGAAAGGAACTTCCTTAAGTGGATACGGTCGTTAACTTCAAGATGTCAAAGGACGGAGACTATACCGAGGTGACTACAAATAAAGTGAACGCTAAGTACACCGTTATACGACACTTCAGATTCCCATCGCTTTGGGTGATCACTTCAGACAGAGGAGATGTAGACGCAGACTTATCCCAGTCCTTCACCTCAAGGCCGCAGGCAGAGAACCACCTAACACGGTTCCTTAACAACAAGAAGTTTACTGCTGCTGCCTACGCAGATGCCCGAGGGAAGAAGAAGGCTCCACCTATTAAATACAAGAAGCCACGAGTAGTCAAGCCTAAGGAGGCGTAATGCCACTCTCCAGTAAGAACGTAGTTCAGTTCAACAAAGGTCTCATCACTGAAGCAGGAGAACTCACCTTCCCTGAAGGAGCTTCTGTAGACGAGTGTAATTGTGTCCCTGAACGCACTGGTGGCCGTAGGCGTAGACTAGGTATCGAGTACGAAGATGGGTACTCCCTTAGCTCCTTCTCTTCTACTGCTGCTAACCTCTTTCATACTTTCTCTTGGGAAAACGTAGGAGGAGAAGCATCCCTCCAGTACACCGGGGTACAGGTTGGCTCCACCCTCTACTTCTACAACAAGTCTCTGAGCCCCATCAGTGGACAAGAAGTCCCAGTCAGTGACGCTGACTCAACCACTTACTCAATAGACCTGACAGCATACGAGACAGCCACTGGGGATACCTCTCAGATTGAAGTTGAGGCCACCTCCTCGAAGGGTGCTCTGGTTATTGTCTCCTCGGCTATGTCTCCTATCTACCTAGAGCGAGATAACTCAACAGGTGTCTTCACCATCTCCTCTATTACCTTCCGCTTAAGAGACTTTGAGTGGCAAGGGGACCGTTCAACCTATGACGCTGAGGTCGCTACAGGCTCAGTAAGTACAGGCAGAGAGTACGATACGCAGAACACAGGCTGGGTAGGGACAAAGGGTGATGCTGCTCTCACCACCTACAAATCTGCTAATACTGCCTACCCTCCTCTTACCCACCCTTGGTACAGTGGTAAGGACGCTACTGACGACTTCGATGAGGCTGAGTGGCAGAAAGTATACTCTGGGTCTACCCTAATCGCTAATGGTCACTACATCCTTAGCCTCTTCGCAATGGATAGGGAGACGGCATCAGGTGTATCAGGTATTGGTACTGCCGCTGAGGCTACCCGCTTCAAGACTGCTGTGGCTTACGCAGGGAGGGTCTTCTACGCTGGCCTGAGGTCCGCTAAAAACTCCTCAAACATCTTCTTCTCTCGCCTACTGGACGACATCTCTGACTGCGGTGAATGTCTCCAAGTTAACGACCCCACATCAGAAGAGATCAGTGACCTACTGGACTCAGACGGTGGAGTAATCAGTATCCCAGAGGCCCACAACCTTATTCGCATGGAGTCCCTAGGTGCCTCCTTGTTTGTCTTTGCTGAGAACGGTATCTGGGAAATCAAGGGTGTTGATAATGTCTTCAAGGCTACCGAGTATTCTGTCAACAAGATCACAGATGTAGGTCTAGCAGTTGCAGGTTCCCTTGTTAAGAGTGATAGTTCCATCCTCTGGTGGTCTCACTCCGGGATACATAACCTAAGCTTCTCTTCAGAGTCTCTGGGGTATGTTGAGCAGAACATCTCCTTAAGTACCATTCAGACCTACTATGACGAGATAGGTGCTGACAGTAAATCTAAGGTTATTGCTGAGTATGACGCCATTAACAAGAAGGTCTACTGGTTGTACCCTGAGACTGGAGAAACGACCACCTCGAAGAAGAACAACTTCCTTATCTTGGACCTCTCTCTTCAGGCTTTCTTCCCTTGGACCATCGAAGATAGAACACTTAACACTCCCTTCATCGTGGGTACCTCCTTCTTCAGGGGGGTGGGCTACGGAGAAGTAGAACATGATGTAGTGGACTCCTCAGGTAATCTCGTCGTGGATAGTTCAGGAAACCAAGTGGTAGCAACGTATTCTGATGTCATCTTCTCAGGAGACTCTGAAGTAAAGTTCCTCGTAAGGGATGCTACCAACGGTAGTCTAACCTTCGCTACTTTCTCATCTCTCTCCTTTGGCGACTGGGGTGATGCAGACTACTCAAGCTACGCAGAAGCAGCTTATGACTTCCACGGGGACCTCACCACAAGAAAGACCGTTCCCTACATTACAGTCTACTCTAAGTTAACGGAGACTGGTTGGGAAGGAAACGAGGTTGACGGATACACCCCCACACGAGAAGGAGGGCTACTCTTGTCTGCCTACTGGGACTTCCGTACTGTCTCAACTTCGACCCCACAACAAGTGTACCGCTTCAAGTACAACCCCGTTGTTGACCCGGATGCCCTCAATACCTTCGGGTACCCACTTGATATTATCTCGACGAAGACCAGACTAAGAGGAAGAGGAAAAGTCTTGAAACTACGTTTTGAATCACAGACAGGAAAAGACTTTAACCTACTAGGTTACGGTATCGTAAGAGACACAGGAGGTAAGGTGTAATGAACCCATTCTTTTTTGCACTTCAAGCAATCGCCACAGTTGTCGGGGTAGGCGCTAGTCTGTCTCAGGCACGTACTCAGTCGAAGATGGTCAAGAAGCAAGTAGAGCGAGAGCAAGTAACAGCACGTCGAGAAAGACGTCAGGCTATTCGTCGTACCATCATTGCAAGAGAACAGCAGCGGTCTCAGGCATACGCTCAAGGCTTCGCAGGCTCCGGTCTTGCTGGTGTCCAAGGGTCTTCTGCCTCACAACTTGGCGGTAACCTAGGATTTGGTATGCAAGTCTCTGGTCTTAACCAGCAGATCACAGCCCTAAGTGGCCAAGCAGCCCAACAGGAAGCATTTGGTGACATCGCCTTCGGCCTCTCTGACGTCTTTGGTGGAGGTCAATCCCTCATGAGTAACTACAAATCTTTGAAGTCTTAGTAATGTTTGATCCGTTCACCTCTACTCAACCAGAACCACATGGTGCTCAGTTTGATCCTTTCAAGGCAGGAGAACTAGAGAAAACTCTGGAGACTCCTCCTGTAGCCAAGGAGTTTCAGAAGTCCATGTACCCTGATGTGTCTTCTCTCGCTAAGGAGACCATTGACTCTATGGTGGACAACGAGTTTACCTACGACCTTGACAGGGAAGCAGAGGCCCTAGCAGGGCAAGTTCAACAGGATGAACTTAGGGTAACTCTTGAGGAAGCAGCAGCCGAACAGACCGACACGGTAACTCTCCTGAAGAGCCTCCAAGAGAAGTCTCAGGAATCTCCTCTCTTCTCTACCTTCATCGATTCAGCCACTGTAGCTGTCTTTGCTACCTCAGACAACCGACACGCTAGAGAACTAGCAAAGAGGGAACTCTCAAGGTCTCTTATCCTCGTGAACGAACTTGATAGACGCCTAAGCAAGGAGGAGGACAGACCTTGGTGGAGAGACTTTAACCTATGGGGTGAGTTCGCTGATGTAGCCCTCACTGCCTCTGTTCCTTTTGCCTCCTCAGCTAAGACCAAGGCTCGGGTGAAGATTGCTCAAGACATCATGAACCTTCAACTTGCTGACATCACAGACGAAGAGTACCATACCCAGATAAGCACCTTACTGGACCAAGCAGCAGACCAAGGGTTCTTTACAGATGACTCTAGGCTCTTCTTTGGTGACCTCTTGTCCATCCTACCTGAGAGAGGGAAGGGTGCTGAGGCTCGCAAACAGGCTCTCTGGGGCACTGTAGACACTCTCCTAGCCCTCCCTGTTGCCACAGCCGCCAAGGTAGGCTCACGGGCCTTCAGGGTGGGCTCAGACCTACTCACTGCTCGCTCAGTAGCTAAGGTGTCTCTTGACGAGGCTGTCGAGTCAGCTATAGCTAACGATGTGGTACATGGTGCAGCCGCTATTGCACAGAATGCCACCCCTGCTGCTGGTCGTACCTCCTTCGACTTGCTTGAGTACCGCTCTGCGCCTACAGCTAAAGCCCTTAGGGACGTTGAGGACTCCTCACAAGCCTTCAAGGACCTCCAAGGGATCAACTTCGGTGAGGCTATCGACGATGCTAACTTCGCAGCAGCTAAGGCAGAGTACATGGCCGAAGTCAATGCAGCGAATATGGCCTCCGGTAGGAACGCTCTTATCGACTGGAACTTCGTTGATGACAGCACAGGTAACCTCTTCGCTCAACGTATGTTTGGCACAAAGACGGGGAGGTATTTCATCTCGGAAGCTAACGCCAAGACTTTTGCAAAAGAGATTGGAGGAGAAGTCCGTGAGGTACCTGATGTACCCGGCTCTTATGTAGTACTTAAGTCAGATAACGTACCTCGTGGCCCTGAGGGTGTAAAAGGTGCAGCACTTTGGCTTACCACTGAAGTAGACGAACTGGGCCTAGGCTTTTGGGCTCGCTACGGCTCTCCTCTG